TCAAAAATTCCTTGCCCAAGTTGGTGCAGCATCAACCAACTTCCATTCACCATCTACAAAAAAGTAACAATAAGAGGTTCCGTCGTGGATCACATAAATTACATCTGATTCTTTAGGGTTTTTCGGGAATGGAGTTCTCGGGGATTTTGTTGCGATGCTCATCCATTTATGTAACTCTTCAAAGTTTGTTGCCCGTTCAAGAATTTTCTCAGGTGTACAGTCGTCCCAACCGCCACGATTGAGTACATATGAAGACACGTATTCAGCCATCTCTATTGTAAGGACATTTTGGGGTATAGGCATACGATCACTCCTTACCACCATTATAAACAAAAACAGCCCCTGCGCTAAGCAGAGGCTTTTAGTCATTACTTGGTATGTCCTGGATTGTTCTTCACAAGTTCAAATATACCTGTAGATGATAGCCCGGCGAATGCTCCAGCCCATAGGCGAGGTACGGTTTCTAGGTCAGTGAAGATGTAACCAAGGTATCCAGCCAATAGACCGATCACAAGACCAATGATGGGAATTAGGTTTTTAGGTACACTGACGGTAGCCTTAACCAGCTGCAGGAACGCCAACACGATAGCAGATAGCACCGAGGCAAACAGCATTACTTGATTCAGCATGTCATTCATGGTTAAACAGCCTCCTTAGGGAATAGTAATACTCGTTTGGTGTTTACGACATCTGGATCGAAGAACACCCCTTTCAGAATTCCAAGGGATACGAGATCAACGGATTTTATATAACTAGTGTTGTTAATTATTTTTGTTTCTACCGAAGATTCACCGATATAAATTGATTTCTTCTGGAACATCCACGTTTTCACACCGAGTACAGTCAGAACCTCTTTGGCCGGCACCCAGCTGCTTCCGTTGATAAGCAGCCCGCTGTACGGATCATTGCTGCCGATCACAATGCTAACCGGATTGACGCCGACTGGCAGTGGTGGGGCTGGTGGCGTTACTTCTATATAAGTGCGACCGAAGTACTGACATATACCGCGCGCGATCTCTTCAGCGCATTCCTCTCGGTATGCATCAGACATCAGAAGTTTCGCTTCATCTGGATTATCCATAAATCCACCCTCGATCAGTATCGCTGGCATCTTAGCTTCGCGTGTGACGTGAAGGTTGTTTGTCTTCAGCCCACGATTGAACAATGGCGTACCTTTAACCAGATACTCTTGCACGTCTTGTGCGAGCTTCTTACCTTCTTTGTATCCAGCACGGTAGAATATTTCGATTCCCTTTACCTTGCTGTTCCACACGTTTCCTGCTGCATTAGCATGAACAGATAAAAAGGCATCAGCCGGGCGACCGAAACCGTTAGGGATTGTATTATTTGCTAGGTCCGTACGGGTTTTAAGCGGTACGTCCGTATCTCCTGCAGATACGTGCAGCACATCAAAGTTATTTCGCTTCAAATGGACGTTCAGCTTATCTATAACTGCACGATTAAATTCGTTTTCCTTCATATAAGTTCCGTCCGGAAATAGCGGTGTGCGTTTCCCAGCGGTATCAATGCCATGGCCATCATCATCTGCTATTAGTATCTTTTGTTCGTTCATCCGGTATCGCCCTCCCTGGTCTGTGACCACCTGTGATAAGTTCGATAATGTAGTTGAGTTCTTCACTACCTGAAGCTTTGATCGTTTCCCACTGCCAACATACTGCTTTTTTGGGATGAACCTTTCCGCGCCTAAGTTTACAAGCTGCTTGTTTACGTAATATCGCCATTGCGATTCCTCATCTTCTAGATATTTAAAATGTGTGACCATAAATTTACGGAACATCTTCATACCAGATCGTTTACCGAATAAATAAAGGGAGTACCCTATAAGGGCCTCCCATTTAATGTTGTTAATATTTTTGAATATATAAAAAACTAACTCATACAGCGTCTCGAGTACACTCCACAATAGTTTCACCGCCGTATAAAAAGAGATCTTTCACTTCGGGCCCATGAAAAAGCAGTATCAGATATAGTAATTCATCCGATACTGCTGATTGTTTTAATTCTGTCTCGTCCATCTCGATCATTTGATCACACCCGATTCTGAAAGCACAGAGTTAACATCAATATATATTTCATTGATCTTCTGTTGAATCTCACGTATTTGCTTGGTCCGTTCCTTGTCAGATAGCGATTTATCAGCAGTGACTTCTTTCTTCCAGTCACGTAGTTCGGATAATTGTTTAGAAACAGAACCCTTTGCAGACGAATTAAGCGCCTTTCTAATGTCATCATCGTACCAGCTAGGCAGTTCAACATCTGCCTCATTAAAATTAGCGTAAGCCTGATTAAGCTTGTCCTTAGCAGTATAGAAATCATCGGTTAACGTGTTGCTAAACTGAGGATCAACTATAAAATTTTTCAGTAGTGTATTACGTGCATTCCCTTGCCCCAGGTCTGATGTAAGAGGAAGTACCAATCTTGCAAGGTCACCGCCATAACTTTTAATAATATAGTCCACTTTTTGTGGTGACATTTTCATTGTCTCGCCTATTTTCTTCGCTACTGAGCTCGTTCTTTCATCATACTGATATTGTTTACTCCGGTCTTGTAATGCTTGTGAAACGATTGGGGCACCTGTGAATGATTGGTTAGCTACCGTAGCAACGAATGGTGCTGCAACTGTGGAGTTAACTACACCAGCAATGCTTCCCTCTGCTCCGTCACCTTTAGTAATTCCTTGCAATGCACCAGTCAACAACGGCGGTGTCCACGCATTTGCTAGGGCATCCATTGAGCCCTTGAATGCTTTTGGATCATTGTCTTTGAAGTATCTCAGGGCTTCTATTGTCGCTTCTCCAAAGCTGTTATAAGCTGGCTCCATCGGAATCTTAACAAAAGTACCGTCGTCATTCTTCTTAACTATAAGGTTTCTCATGCGCTCACGTGCCGGAAGGTTCTGATAATCTGGGTCATCACCGAACTTGGAGTATTCATACATCTTAGGAAGTACAGCTAACGTACCTATTGCCGCAACTGTCCGTACTGGGTTCTTCTTAAATGCTCTTAGAACACGATACGTTCCTTGTACAGCAGCATTATTGTATGGAACAAACGCCTCAATATCACGTGTAAGAGCGCCTTTGCGAGAGAAGTTAACTGTTACTTCACGCCCTGCACTCATAGCCTGACGAATGTTCTCTGGTGTGATCTGATTTCCAAGGCTCTCACGTTCGATCTTAGCAGCGGCAATACGCGGTGCATTTTCAGCGATGTTACCCAATCCTTCTAGTGCTCGAAATGGTGCTGTAACAGCTTTTCGCGTGCCTTTTGCTATTCCTTTAGCCGATAGTAAAGGATCACGTGTCATGTCTGCTATACCAGTATTCAATTTACGATCACCTTTCAGTGATGCGGTGTATCCACCGCCTGCCCTACGGTATTCCTGAGCCCAGTTTCGTAGTCCTGGAATGTTTAAGGAATCGCCAATTCCAGAGAAAATAGATCCTACAGTGTAAGCAATTTGCTTCACTGGCTGCTTCGACTGTATTGCTGACTGTGCAAGGTCCATTGTAGCGCCCTTAATTGCAAATGCTGGTGCAAGTAATCCGGTTGCCCCACGTTTGGTTGCATTACTGAATGCACTCATGGTATCAATCAGGACATTCGATGCCTGCGGCCCCATACCCATAAGAGCTTTCACGATCTCAGGATCATGCACTTTTAAATATACTGGTTCACCATCGACCATTGCTCTAACTACATTGTCGTCGCTGAGGTTAATGTTTTTACCTTTGTTGAACAGCATTTCAAAATCATTATCTAGAGCTGTAAGCAAACCTTCAATACCATCAGTTTCAATAAGATTGTTCATCTCATTAATAGATGATGTCTTCACATTATCCGCAACGTCAGCAAAGGATATGACTCCATCAAAAGCATCAGGATCACGCTTAATAGCTTTCACAATCGACTGCATTGTTCGATTACGCAACGCCGCGTTAGTCCATGCTCCCACAGATTCAATTGTGGATTTACGAGGGTCAACAATGTTCCGGACAGATCCGGTAGGGCTAACTTTCTGTATTGGTGCATTCTGTCCACTAAAAGACGATTTTGTAGATTTTTGTATGAAGCTACGTCCTGGCTTCTCTGAACGTGAAAACTGCCGTTTCATTGGAGAGTAATTTGGGTTCTGTTCCCTCATAGCATTGTAAGCTTTAGTAGAAAGTAAACCTTCATTGACTCCAAATTCACGTAATACATTATCGTTGAATTTGTCCCATTCCTGTGCAATTTCTTCGAATCCGGGATAACGTTCATTCAATGTCTGGATACGCTGCTGCACCTTCTCGGGAGTCATTCCCAAGTTCTCTGCATAAACACGTTCTCCACGGCCCATACGGGTTTTGGCATGCCTCAAAGTGAGGTAATCAATGAAGTTTTTATCCTGTCCACGTGCTACCTTCTTGAAGATATCATTCAAACTACTGCCTATAACTTCACCCTGAAGATTCACTAATTTGTCACGAACAACGGTATTCGCTATGTTATTTGCTCTGGTTGCGTCCATAGCAGATTCATAAACATCATCACCAATTTTTTTCAATGGAGACAAACTATCTACAAGGTTTTGATATGTCGCTCTTGCCTGAGCTGCTGCAGCTTGCTTTAATCCTTCCTTGTCGTTACGAATGGAACTACGCACGATTTGATCTGCTGTATCAATTGGACCAGTGCCAACCCTAGAACTACTGCCAGCCGCTGATATACCTAGCCCCTGATCGCCAAAGAGATCGGTAAACATATCCTGACGCATCGGAGCTGCATTCACTTCCGGTGTTGCGTCTGCCATCGGCACTCGATCTGTTGTTTCATCAAGTAACCGTTGATATGCCGATCTTCTTGTTGGTGTAGATTGGATATCTTGAATATTCGATGAATTAGGCGACTCCGCGCTTCTTTTCAGTAGTTCTTCAATTTCATTCTGTGACAAGAATTTTTTATCACCAGATCCTGCACTTTGAGGCGAAGGTATCATGTTTGATTCTGGTCTAGGCGTAATGTCGATAATATCTGAAGCTCTGCTAGGTGGATTAATAATAGGTTGAGTGCCAGCTGGAAGGTTAGAACGGTTTAACGCTTCAGCCTGCCTTACTGTTCCTCTACCTTCTGGAAGTGCAAATATCTCTGGTGGAGTCTGTGTCTGTATTTGCGGCGCTGCATTACGGCTAAACACCTTACCGAGTGCTGATCCAATACCACTAAGCGCAAGATCCCCTACACCTCCTAATGCCGCCGACATACCAATATTCTTAGCAGCATTACTTAATGATTTCTGATCACCATTAAGCGCCTTTCCTGCCTCTACTCCACCTTGGAATAAAGCACCTCCAGCAGCACCACGCGTGAGCGTCTGTACTGCCTTAGGAGCATTCTTGATCAAAGGATTAATCAACATTCCACCAGCCCTAAAAGCTGCTTCCCCTGGCATAAGAGATCCTATTATATCAGCTGCTAGACCACCTTTTACGTTATCAGCACGATCTAATTTTTCTTGCATCGCCTGTTTGGATTCGTCTGTACCAATCTTAGTAAAAAGCTTATCAATTAATTCTGTGCCTCCGAATGTTGCAGCGCTTTTCGCGCGGTCCGTAAAGGCGTTAAATCCTTGTATACCATCCATTATCTTTGATCCGAGTGATGATTCTTTTTTTGTTGAAGGTTTAACCTGTGGATTCATAACGCTGTTTAAAGTAGACTCCAACACCTTTTTGGTGATTGGATTAACTGTAACCTCAGGAGCTGCGACGGTTGTCGCTGGCGCCTGAGGTGTAACAGAAGGGTTAGCCAAATGTTTTCTAACAGAAGAAAACATGTCTTCCACTTCTTCCGGTTCTGTTGGTTTGGGATTATATACGCGATCTAAAACTCTTTGTCTAGCTTCTTCACCGCGTATTTTATTTCGTGCCGCATCAAACATTGACATTTTTTAACCCCCAAACATCTTGTAATATTTCTTAACTCCATTCACCCAGTTACTATTAAGGTTTGTAGGGTCATTACTAGCGCCAACCGGAGCATACTTTTTCTGAATTGCTTCAATGCTTGTCAGACCTTTATCAAAGTAGTTTCGTTTAAGGTTAGATGCCATCTTGTCAATACCTTCCTCTAAGCTACTAAAGGTCATAAGTCCATTTTTACCCATCATTCCACCAACGTTATTCTTGTTTTTAACAGCGTTGCTCGTACCATTACCAGTTTCATGTACAGCAATTGCAGCTAATAAAGCCGGATCAACACCGTACTTTTTACCAGCTGCCGCAAATATGTCCCCTGAGTTTTTAAGTGAACCACCTAAACTACTGTTCAACTTAGCCCCACTAGCACTAGCTGTGGGGCTAGTCAGTTTCCCGAGTACGATTTCGCTCTCGCTTCGATATCTTTCATAGACATGCCGAGTGATAGTAGGATCTGTTTCGTTTCAGTCTCACTAAGCCCTGCACTTATTACAGATTCAAACATTTGCGTGAGTTTAGCAGGGTCTGTTGTTAGTTTGGTTTTACCTGATGCTGTTTGTGTTACTTTTTTAGTCAACGGATCTACCGTTTCTGTCATAATAGGTTCTTGATATAGCGACTTTATGTTATTAAGTACCTGATTAGCCGTAAGACCTGAGTATTTAGTGGTTTGCGGTTGTGACGTTTCATAATCAAGTTGTGTCCAAGCACGATAGTTATCGTCTTGAGATAGCGCGAGTTGAGCCTGACGATAAGATTGATCATTTTCTTGTGCAAGACTTTGCAGTCCATAGTTAAGGCCATATTGACGAACATCTTCATCAAACTTTGTTTTCCATTGTTTATCAGAGATTGCATCACGTGCTTTTTGATAAGCAAAACTTTCGTTATACTGCTTCTCTGATGTATCCTGCTGGCGTGTAGCAAGGTTCTGATTGAATGTCTGTGCATTAGCTGCTCTGTCAGACTCTTGCCCAGCGAGTGTACGTATATTCGGTGTAACTTGACTAGCTGTATTGTAGTTCACACCTGCGGCGTACTGGCTTGCATCAACGCCCATCTGTGACAGCATAGCGCGGATACCATCAGCTTGATTGCTCAGTTTATTGCGTTCAGCTGCTGTGATACCTTTAGTCTCAGCTTGCTGTTTTAGGTTTAGTAGTTGACTTACCAATCCTTGAGCTTCTTCCCCACCTGAAAGATACCCAGTCAATCCAGCGCGAGTGTTAGTGTTGTCGATTGCCCGTTGGTCCTCACTGAATGACGTATTTGCCAGCGACCCAAGGTTACTAAATTGCTGTTGCTCTTGATTGATCCTATCTAAGTATCGTTGGTAGTCAGCTTGCATCAGTTGTGGAACTATGTTCGTTTCGACGTTACCCATCTCTTGTGAGGCTATCTCACCCATTCGATCAGATGTGATGGTACTGTTCAGGATTCCGCGTTTGTTCATTTCAGCTTGTGCCTGTGAGTTACCAGTTTCGATATTAGCCGCAGCCCGTTTTAATGCTGCTTGATATGCCGGGTCAGCATCAGGGTTATATGAATATGGAGTAATCGTCCGGTTGGCGATAGCTTTCATCTGTTCCAGGTACTCGGAACCTTGTTGGGTGTTATTCTTTGGTGTGCTAGATGCTGCTGTGGGCGTAGATGCTGCCGCCGTGTTTGCTGCTGGAGCTTTATATCCTAACTGCTGCGTTAGATATTTTTGTTGTCCGGTGGTATCTAACCCCTGCGCTTGACGCTGTGCAATCACCTGTAACGCGCGTTGTTGTTCGCTTGCTACATAGTTAGGATCATTGTTGATCTTCAGTTGGTTGGCTACCAGTTTCTTCTTAGCTTCTGCTTCAGCCGTGTTGTAGTCTACTACGCCGTTTCCAATCGTCGCCGCCATATTATCACTCCTTTGCAATATAAAAAGGACCTCATACGAGGCCCTACCAAATAAATCCTATTTATTTTTAAAAATTTACTATAAAATGTACTGTCGGGAAGGGGGTGTTAGATTTGGCACAAACTTATTCAGAGATTGCTAAAGAAATTATTATTGCAGCAATACAAAGTGGACATATCATTAAAGATTCAGTTGGTATGAGTAATACGGTTGAAGAAATTAACGTTATCAACGCTAATGAAATCGCTAAGTTTTACAAAACCGTTTATAATGCGGTTAAAGCGGCTGACTCTTAAAATCTTGTAGCATTAACTAGATTTGCAATGGAATTAAGGAGGTCAGGAAGTTGGGGCATACCAACTGAATGACTTCCATTTTTTATACTGATATTAACACATTCCTGTACGTCCTCACATAATAATTCGATTGTCTTGTGTAATTTTTCTTGGGTTTCTTTTGGCATTGTATAATCCCCCTCATAATTAAAGGACCCCGAATGGAGTCCTCTGGCCGTTATATTATTTCCTTCAGTGTAGCATGGTAGGGCAATAGTTTATGGTTATTTTTGCAGTTCTGTTAGTTGGCGTTCCAACACTTTCAATTCCTCTTGTAATCCTTTAATACTATTATCATATTGTTCATATTTTTCTTTTAACTCTGTATTGTTTTTATCATTAATTAGTTTCAAATATATGTCCATACCTGCAGTTTGCTGTTTATTTATCTCGATCTGAATATTCCTTGCTTTTTCTTTGATAATGTCCGTTTCGGTTTTTGATGGTGTTGCCGTAGGTGATGGACTAGATTCAGCTACTGTTGTTTCTGATTTGGACTCTAACATTAGAATTTTCTTCCCTTCTACCTTTAATTCAACCCCTGCAGCTTCAGAAACAGCTCTTACAGGAGCATATGCAGTGCCATCAATGATAACTGCGTCAGCGATTCTCTTCCCATTTTGTTCAACTGTGAATAATCCTTGAACTTTCTTTCCTACTAAACTAGCAGAATCTGCGAATACTGACACACTTGTTAGCAATAGCGCCCCTGCAATTGCTCCTGTAATTAACTTTTTCATGATTCGACAACCTCCGTAACAGTTTTTCCTAATTGTACCATCCTATTAGGATACTGAGAAGGTTCCTCCCCAGTTAACTGCACCAGCAATGCCGTGATTATGAGTTCCAAGATTGACAGTATGTGAGTGTGAAATATCAGCTTTCCCAGCTAATTCTGCTCGAAGTGAATCTAATTCATCTTGCAGACTCAAGCCAGTCATAGGGTTAACAAGCCTGTCCCAATTAGGAACGGTTATGTTATCAAAAGGTCCAGATCCACACTGCAACTGTAAAGATCCGTTATTTGTTCCCATTAATATGTCTGATGTTGATAGAACCACTGAAAAACCAAAAGCTGGTCCTATTACAAGTGAAGGGGATCCACCATTACGATATGTTATTACAGGTTCATCCGTAATACCTGGCTCAATTGTCAAATAGTTATTTGCATTCGTATAAACCGCTATAAGATCTCCAACATTATTGAGCTCCGCCCTTGGGAAAGCCCCATTTCGCGTTGCGATATATGACCCGAATATCCGTATAGACTCAATCAACCCTGCTGTGATGTGCCCTAAGTTTGCTGTGATCGCTGATAGTTCATTGACATTCATCTTATCAGCGGTGATCGTATTGGCTATAATCACCTCTGCATTAAGCTCATTTACATTCCGTGTGTCTAGGTTATTAAGCAGCCATGATAATTCCTTGGTCATTTTGCCGACAGCGTTTCGAAGCTCGTCCATTGTTGTCATGCCATCGGTATTCGGTAAATTCACATTAGCCATCTATGAGTTCCTCCTTGATACTTCTCGCACAATGCGGTGTATTTTGACCTTACCTGTGCCGTATAGCTTTAGGCGATACCACGTTTCAGGTGTGCGTACAATAACGGGGATACGAGTACTACGGATCACTCCAGTACCGTTTGTGATTGAGTTAACCACGTTCCATGCGCCGCCCTCTGTACCACCAGCATAAGCCACATTAAGCGTTGATCCCGGCTCGATATCTGCTATCACCCATATGCGGTTAATGGTCTTGCGTACCGTTTCATCACCTTCAGAGAATGGCTTAGTCTCGATGGACCAGTTAATCACGTTACCACCGTCAGTAGCACCGCCCATTTGAAGTACACGACCATCTGATGTGCCGATATAGAGCGTTTGACCGTTAAGGAAGTAAGATGTAGCCACGAAGCTACAAGGCCACCAGCGCCCACCCTGTAAGTCGTACTTGAGTGTCACGTTTGGGATGGTATTCCCACCAGTTACAAGTGAGAGATACAAGAAACGCCCATCAGTACCAGCGGTACAATGACGGGCGTAGCTTTGGTTTATGGAAGAAATGTAATTCTTTATCTGGTCGCTGATCTTAACAGGCGTTGCTCCACCGGAGTACGCATATACTCCGTCTGAAGCCAGCCAATATAATGCGGAATTCGTCGGGACTAACGTCCGGTCTGAGATACAGCCGACACCATAAGGGTTCTGCATTTGGAAGTTGGTGCTATCCTCGCCGTATAATTCGTGCAGCGTGTATTTTTTGAAGAGTATCACATGATCAGCGTAGGCTATCAGTCCGGTTGGCTTCTCTCCGTCTGGTGTTTCAACGGTGATTTTACCAGTCCCGGTGTACTTGTTGGTGCTTGTCCAGTCAGCCGCATCACGCAATCCTGAGTATGACAGCAGATTGTCATTGCGATTCGCTAAGTAGAAACGGTTGGCGTGAGTTGTAAGGAAAGCACTTGCTGCTGGCGCTGAGCTCATTGGTGTTAGCGTCGTTCCGTCCCACTGCTGCAATTGAAGCGATCCGTCTAAAAAGTACAGCTTAGAACCATCGAAAAACATCGCCGCATCCCATAGCCGTTCATTGTTGGAATCACCATACTCATACACTGCCGCCCATGATGATCCTGTGAACCTGTATAAGCCCCTTTCATTGCCGCAGTACCAAACACCAAGGAAGGTAAATAGGCGATTGATATAGCCTGTGTGTGTGCTATGCAATGCGTAACCGTCACGCACCTGAAGTGTGGGGTAAATAAAAGAGTCCACGTTGATTGCGTCGGTACATTGACCGTCTGCAATCTCTATGGACTCTACTGATTGATTGATGCCATCTGCCAAGGTAATAACGACTGGTTTGACTCTATCTGGTGATGATGGCCAAGGTTTCATGGTTACCTCCTTTGTTACGCAGTATGGTCCTGCTATTCAAGTACATCAATTGCTCCTGCATACTCCGGAAGAGTCTTTAGATACTCGTACGACTGTTTGTGATAGTTGCCAGATCCTTCTTCAACTGAAGGCACAAAGCTTTTATAGGTATCCTCTACAGGAACCTTTCCTTCTTTATAAGCTTCTCTGGATATGAAAATTTTTACATTGATCTTTAATAGTTCTTTTCCACCTTCCATATGCGGCATTACAATATACGCATTAGGTATTTCCATGCCTGTCTGAGAGTGTATGAATTTCGTTAATGCCATATCAGTTCCCCCCCTTAATTATCTGTCCATGCTCCCCATGATCCACCTAAGAACCATCTATGTTTCCACTTTGTGTTGTTAATTGGTCGGTATTCCTGAACACATGAGCTTGAAGAAAAGTAGTTTGTGTAACATAGTCCGTCTCCGACTACGGGTGTATTAGAGACATTTGCAGATATTACAAAGACTCTATTCTCTTCCTTAATATCATTAAGATTAGTAATACCCTGGACGTTACTCGATGTTATGTTATCAGGAGCAGCATAGTAGAATAGCTCATTCATCTTGAATCGACCGGGCTTGAACGCGTCGTTAAATTCAACAATATTTTTTCCGGTTAGATAGTTGTAATAAGCCCACCTAACTAAATCAAGGTACATTTTTGTTCTATTTACTCCGTTCAGCTTTGTTCGTATTCCAGTCAGATCAGCGTTCAGAGTGTTTTCCAGATTGATGTAGTTGAAACTAAAATCGGTGGTGTCTGGTATCATCAATTTCATATCAGCCAACGCTTTGTAAATCTTGCCTAATTCTCTATTGAGGGTATCAGTAAAATTTGCAGGATGATCCTTCGTCACGTAAAGGAAGTCGGCCACACTGCGTTCTGAATATCCACGGTTATCTGTAGCCTGGTTAACAAGAACACTACTTTTTACAGTAGACACGCTGCCGCCACCATCCAGCGCGTAAGCGAGAGTGGCACCCTGCGCAAGCAGGATTTCGATACATTGAGGGTAAGTCAGGCCAACATTACCGCCCACTCCCTTGCCGTTACAACTGAATATCAATATCTCCTTTGTCGAGGAAATCTGTGCAATGATTTGGCGTTGGTATGGATCAGCCCAATTATCTATCAAAGATGAAATTTCAGTACCCACACTCGCTCCATTAATGATTAAAGGATAAAAAGCGCTTATGCAATTTGGACATCCTGCGTCAATGATATCTTGAGCGGTTACAGAAGGCTGAAACAGCACCAGGGTATTGTCTGCCTTGATCCCCAGCCGCCAGAAAACGGAACTTTCCTTACTTACGATTGTTCCGTCTATGATGGATGTACCTTGCAGTGCCCCGGTGCTGGTGTTAAAGATGCCCGCGTTAATCGCCAGTGTCGCCCGGTGTCGGGTCGCAAATGACCGAGCCGTCTCCAAGCTATACCCAGACATATTGTCCTGGGAAATGCCGTGCTCCAGCCGGATAGGTTGCCCCTTAGAATCTGTATTTGGTATCCGAGTGATGTAATAGGTGGTATTATGTGCTCCGTATTCTGTCGTGGTTATTTCTGTATACTGATACCCTTCTAACTCCGTCTTATCCGCCAACTGCGCATCAACATTGTTCAATCGAGCACCTAATACTGGGTACGCTTCTCCTGTAGCCGGTTGCCGCGCATCCACAATCTCGATGTTGCTTTCACCGCCACTGGCAACGATGTTATCTACTCGTTGTTTAGTCAGATCGAGTGCCTGTTTTACGCTTGAAGCACCTGAAACTGGACCGCTATAAGTGATGTTTAATGAGTCATGAGCTTTCGTAGAAACCTGATGTGTATCAACGGTAGCCTGTGCTACTTCAGCTGTATGTTGAGCTACACCAGCAGCACCCACAGCTGCGGTCGCCGTTGATTGAGCTGCACCAGCTGCACTAACACCCACATTTGCTGTGTTCTGAGCTGTTGCTGCTAATCCAGCGATAACGGCTATTTCAGCATTTTGAGAACCAACTTTACCATCTACATATGTTTTAGAAACTGTCTCCTGTCCCACCAGATCCGCTGGTACGACCCCACCATTAAGGAACTGCTGTGTAATATCGTATTGCGAGCTCATAACAACCCCCCCATGACATCTTCAATAACAAGGTAATCCGGTGTTTCATCGTTGACTTTGTTGAATTCCTCAATCAATCCGTTGTACTTGGCAGTGTAGTTATTCACCATCGCCACATCGTTAAAGTTCTCAGTGATCTGCACCAATCCACCGTATACCAGCAACATGTGAAAGTCTGCATCAAGCTCTGGTACAGCTGATAATGAATTGACGTTTAGTTGTGCAGGGTACTTGTTATAAAACAGCGTGAGACCGCCCACAACGTCCTCGGTAGGTGTTGGGTAGAGAGCAAACCCTGTTGTCCCAACAAAGTAATAGAATGGCGTGTTCGACTTCCTGCGCACGTCCTGATATCTATGCTCAACACCGTTTGCAAACACTCCAACTAAGTTTGTTTTTGGGAATGGTAAGTTGTAAGCAAATACATTCTTTTGAAGGTTGTATATAGCAAGGCTTCTTATCGGAAATGTAGTCCGAAATAGTTCATTTTGCACCTGATTAATCTTACGGATCACGCTATCATTGGACAGGCCATGTGGGTACTTCTCGGAAATCTCGTCAATTATTTCTTGTAGCGTCACGTTATCACCCCTTAATAGACAAAAAAGCCCCATTGCGGGGCCTCTGTCACATTACTGTTACTTCTGCATTTACACTTTGTTCAATACGCTGGTTGATTTCATCTGTTTTGTTGTAACTCTCTTCCCATATTGCCGCAATTAAATCTGGTACTTCAACTGTTTTGCCGCGTGGGATAGAATAAACCACGCCATTCCACACTACGATTTGTGTATCATTGGGATTACTTGTATCTCTAGGAACACTAATTTTAACTTTGGGTCTTTCCTCGAGCTGTTTTTTCAAACTCTTTTCTTGAATTGCAATCTCTGCTTCCATGTTTACTTCTTTCGCTGCCATAATTAACAACCTCCTAAAAGTATAAGGGGCCCGTAGGCCCCTTTGATATTAAACTGTTGCTGCTGATTCATACCGTACAATACAAAGCTCATTCAATCGAACAGTTGTAAATGCACATTTCCATGCGATAGTGTTGAACTGGTTCAATGGGTCAGCAGATCCAGCAGATCCAGCTTGGTGAACAATGATCTCTGGTTTAGAAGATCCTTCAATATCTGGCACACCATACGCTCCACGTCCAACAAACAAAGTGCCGTATACGTCAATACCAGCAGCTCCGGCAGCATCGAATTTAACACCGTTATCCACTTCAAGGAAATAGATACCGTGCATCATTCCAAGCGTACCTTCCTCACGATTCTTGGTGTTAACGTAAGTGTTTTGGCTAATCCATTCAGGAGTTAACATAAGGTCTGTCGCAACATCCGTATGAATGAAAGCAATCCACCCCATATTTCCACCTGGTAGTTTAATTTTTTTCACTTTGTTTCTCTTGAGTGTTCTGCGGATCTTCAAAATATCCAAGTTTGATATTTTATCAGCCGCCGCAACAGTGACACGACTTGCCTTTGACGCTGCGTAAGTAACGTTAGTTCCTGCGGCTATCATGTCTCTTACGATAGTATCAATAGATTCGCCTGCGTTTTCACCCATCAACTCGGAAACTTCGGTCATTAGTGGATCAAAGCCTGTGAGATTAAGGAACTCGGAAATCTTCGTCCAGTTACCATATTCCTTAACAGTTGCATTGATTGGTGTGATACTGAGGTTAACACCGTCTGGTGTCACTCCCTCGGTCAGCGCAGTTGTAGATACTGCTAAACTGTTCAATCTACGGAAATTAGTAGTGGCCCCTTTTTGTTTAGGGATGTTCTTCTTCTGTCCGTAGTTCATGTAATACAATTCAGGAATCAATCTTTCAAGCATTGCATCCTGATAATAAGTATGTTGTTCTGCAGTTAGTGCGTTGACTCCGACACCTGTGTTATATCCTTGTACTTCTGTTGACATTTAAATTCATCTCCTTATTTGTGTTCCGCTTTTCACGCTTTCTCTGAATGCTTTCTTCTCAGCTAAAGACATAGAAGAATATCCCCCTACATGTTCAGGAGCATCAGCACCCAAAGAACCAGTAGAAGAGTCGGCGTTTTGTTGCAGTCTTCGTATAGCCTCCTGCTGGGCTTGTTGCGATGCGGTAGTTACCCGCGAGTCGTAAGTAAGTATCTTGTAAGCATCATCTAGGCTGTAACCTTTGGTGGCTGCCATATTGATTACATCTACTTTGTACTGAGCAAAGTTCGGATAATTCGTTGCATCGTTCTCCATGCTGGCAATTTGCGTCTCTACCCTTTGGATAAGATCAGCCTCAGAACGCTGTTGATCACGCTGTTTGAGTTGGTCGAGTTCACTTTTTAGCGGTTGAACATACTCTCGAATTACATCTTCAGATACGCCTAATCTATCGGCTTCTTCTTGGATGCGGCGGTCTGTTTCGGCTTGTTCTAGTGCTGTCATGTACGTTTCGTGGCTATCAAACCCGTAAAATTTAGCTGTGCGCTCTAACATCTGCTGGTATCGCTCGGCTTGCTGGGCTTTTTCGGATACCTTGTCATAGTTCAAACCCTTCTGAACCCAACTGGATACCTCATCCTCTGGCACAAAGCGATCTTCTTTGTTGTACTTAACATTTATCCCTCTTGGCTCTTCCTGTGGTGGGGAAGACTCTCCTTCGGGTGTTGTTATCGTCTCAGTCACTTCAGTGACAGGTGCTTCTTGTGTTTCAATTCCGCTATGGTTGGCGGTTTCTTCCATGTGTAACGCCTCCTTGCCCTATGGTTGGGGCAAATTTGTATATAAAAAGGGCAACCGCAGTCTCAGCGGAAGCCCATTGTTTTACATGCCTACTACTTGTGGTGGTTGATTTGGTAATGCTGTCGGTTGCTGTTGTGCAAGAATGTTCTGCTGCAGGAACATAAACTGTTGATCAGGTGGCAATGAATCAAACATTTGCTTCTCCCCAGGTTGCATGGATGCAATCAATTGTTCCATTTGACCGACGATACCTTTCTTCTCTTCCAACTCTTTCATGAGCCTATCTCTAAACGGCACGACTGCATGCGGTGCGTACTTGAGATACTGTACATAGTCGATATCACCGCGATCAAGCGCTTTGTCTAAGCTAGACAGCATGAGTGATTCGGAGTAAGTAGATGATGGGCCCACGTCAATCTTGAGCTGCATGGGTACATCTTGATACTGTGAGCCATCAAATTCAGCTGAGTACTCTTCGCCATCATCGTCCTTAAGGTTGATTTGACGCGGCAAGTTGTACTTAACCTTCCAAATGTCCTCCCATATACGTCCAATGTCCTCGATAAACGAGTAGAAACGTCGCTTAATGGACTCGATTGGGATAGCTGATGCCTTTTGCAGAAGCATAATTGCTGTTGCATTAAGGTCAGCTGATGGTGCAGAGCCTGTAGCAGCTTCGTCAGCACCTGTCATTTGGCGAGTGTAAGCTAATATAGATTCAACTAGGTTACCAGCCACGGCGCTAATGTTACCGGGAGTAAGATACTTGGCTCCGTCACCCTGACCTACAGGCAAGTGATCCTCGATCATCTCACCAGGGGCGTTGGTTATCTTGCTCGGGTCAATCGCTCCCTTTTTATAGATCAGCTTAGGCCAACCCGTAAGCTGTACAGAGAGGATCTGCATAGCTACCAGTGTATTGATAGCCTTTTGATTTGGTATAAGCCCCTCAGTGTCACCAATACCGCGTATAGACTTCTTACGACGTTCCCATTGCATCACAGCGATTGGGTAACGGCTGAGCATCGTGTCAGTTTCCTTCTTGATGGTCATACCACCAGCAGCCTTGCTGAACATGATCTTGCCGCCATTGTCCTTCCAGTAACGTGTAATCACAGTCACCTTACCGCTATCTGCAACCTCAGTCTTAGCCATGTCGTAACCTTCGTCCTGCGTATCCTTATCTGGCTTGATTTGAGTTGACATTTCTTCACTCATGCCATTATTACGAGCGTATTCACGTACACTTTTGACGCTCTCACGGCTGGATATGATGATGTACGGCTGTCGCTGCACATTACGCTGTTGCTCATTACCGAAGAAGATATTGATAGGGTCGATAACCTCACCCTGCATCTCTCCAATATATGGCATCTGTACACCGCCTTTGATGCTCATATCGTAGTAATAATGCACAGCTACTGTCCCGGTGTTGGCTGCTATATCCAACGCTTCCTCATTGATATCATCCTGCTTGATGTTCTCCCAAGTGGCAGCAGAGTAACGACTAAACAGATCGCCGATATCTTCCTGTCCCTGCGTTTCGTCTGCCTCTTCCCGGCTGAACAGCATGTTGATCTGCTCACTCATGACATTAGCGACCTTGTGCGTCTCGATCATCTTGATCAGGTTGAATACAGGACGTGGTAACGACTTGGTTCGAGCTGTTGCGGCAGGCCATTGGTCACCGGACTTAAATCGCTCATACTCTGGCCATTTATCAAGAAAGCCCATCTTTCGCAAATAAGATAGGCCGTCTTTGTATTGCTTCTCCATTTCTCCAGCTAACTTATCTAATGCTTCTGACATCTACTCACCCCCTTGTGTAGCGCCGTTTAGGTACTCATTCATGATGCTCTGTACCTCTTGCTTTATCTCAGGCGCAATCGGCTTAACATCACCTATTAGCTCTCGCATCTTGGCGTTTATTAATGTTTTCGTTTCTTCCTCAAGGTTTGGGAGTTTCAATAGGTCCCCAAGTTTAGTTGCTTCCTCTACCATCCTAAGTAATCACCTCCGGTTGATTCGTCTGTACGGAATGGGAATGGTGTTACTGGTACTTCAATTGCTTTCTGTAGCAGCGTACTGTCCTGCTGTCCTCGGCTGTAGTAGCCAATAGCCAGTGACATGATAAGGTCATCATGAGCACCTTCCTGTGCTTCAGGTCGTCCCTTTTCGTTGCGGACAAAGGTTAACATTTCATTCAACGTGTCTACATCCATGATCAGATTGACCGACTCACGCACAACGGTTACCAGTCCTGCAATTGCTGATGGACGAGTAAGTTTATCTGTCCGAAAGCCATAAGCCTTTGTAATGGAACCTGTAAATGTATCCTCACGTTCTCTGATGTACTGATTTGTATATCCCAAGCGACTGAGTACCTTTACTGGATGGCTGCTGAAGTTGGTCTCTATGCTGATCAGTGCATTGTTGTAATGCTTACCTAGGCAATACATCTGCTCGGCGTATAAGTCTTCATCAAACTGGTTCTTATACACGGCTGATTGCTTGCCTGTGACGTTGTTTATGACCTGACCAGTAAAGTTATCTGAACCATCACCAGCCGTGTCACCGCCTATCACAAAAGGTATCTGCGGCTGTGGTCTCTCAAATATCTTGATGTACCCATTCTCATCCTCAATCCACTGGATAGTGGTATCAAGGATCTTGTCAGCTGCATCTTTCTGATAAATAAAATACCCTCGCTGCACCAATGGATCATGGTCGCGAAGGTATGAGATGCGCTCACTAACTTTCTGAGCGTTGAATATGGTCTTACCAAGCACTCCCCACTCACCAAGCGCGTACACTTGATAGAAGTATGGGTCTGTCTCCTTGAACGCCTCCAGTACCTTAATGGCTTCATCGTCCAAGAACTTATTATGCTTGTATGTGCTGTGGATCGTTGTGGCATTTGGTTTAGGCTGGTCGAAGAATTCACGCTTAAGCCAGTGATTGATATCAATTGGGTTAAAGGTAATCATCATCTGCTTATAGTTGATGGTCTTACCACGTAACCGGATATCAAGCTGTCTGAAGTCTTCCGGTGAACACTCGCTTGCTTCCTCCATCCACACGCTAGTAACGCCTGATATAGACTTTAGCTTCTCTACATCGTCCAGCCCTGCAAATAGGATCTCGTTGCCGTTAATGCAGCTTATGTGAAGTTCTGAGCTCGTTCCCTTCGGGATCTTGAACAGTTTCTCTAAGCCCCAGCGGTATATAGCGTTCTTAAGCTCCATAAACACTGATTCTCGCAGCGTCTTAGCAACCTTACGTAGTACCAGGATACGGTGCTTATTCTCAGTCAGCAGTCGTAAGATGATCTTCTGAGCCGTAAACACCGACTTACCCGAACCGCCGCCGCCCATCAGCACCAAGTATCTATCCTTGTTCATGTAGAGTGGATAGAACCGATCATTAGTTAGAGTCGGCAACTCGGTTAAGTCGATGTTAATCGTCGGCATCGCCCAATCCCTCCGGTAATGATACTTTGAAACTTATTTCAGCATCCACATCTGCTTGGATTTTATCAACTGGTTTATAACCAGCTCTGTCCAACAAATCCCTTGCAGCAACTAGCCTATCCTTAGGCGGTGTTAAGGGGTCATTCATCACCTCAAGCATTACTGTATATGCCTTAACAGCATCTTCAGCGAACATCATACGCAAGTCCTTGTTAATACTTTGTTGAGTATTGTTAAGATATTGTTGAACTTCAACACTTTTTAGCAACCTACTCGCTTGGCTGTATGCTGATTTCTCACTGTACCCGGCAGCTATCGCGGCGTTTGTGCCATTACCACCGTTCTTGATGTACTCTGTTACAAACAACATGATCTGCGGTCTCAAGTCTGCCATTGTTTTCACCTCACTCTATACTTTCTTGAATAAATGTTTGATCTCATCAAATCCCGGCGTACCTTCGTGTGTTGTTATGTTCATGTTTCCAAGTAGCAACACGATATCTCCAATTGTCTTTAACTTGCTTGTATCAAGCACATACAGATCTGGTATCAATCGTCCTACTTTTACTTCTCCTTCAGCCATTCCTCTCACCTCCAGTAGTAAGTTAAATAAATGATCCCTGTGTATGCTATAAACATTGATGTGTATAAGAGGTATATCCATCGGTCTGATCGCTTCAACCCTATACGGCCTCCACTTCGTTAAGATTATTCGGTAGAATCGTAGGAAAACAAAAAAGAGCAACGGCGTTAACCATCACTCTTACGTTTGATGCAATCGCATCTATATGCATTTCCACACCACCACTAGGAGCGAGTCTGTCACCTTCGTAGTGTGCGGTTGTTGCTAAAATAATCTTTGCACTCCTATGAAAATGAATCCACCTATAGAGCCACCCAGAACAGTAACGATGATCCATGTTAATAATCTAACTACCACATATTCTTCATATGCATCCATGAATCTGTCCATTGCCATTCTCCTTGTATAAAAGATAACGCCGACCCGTAGCAATCGACGCTGAGTAGTAGTGACCAGTGAGGGAATGAAAGTGACGAGGAATCAGCACTTAGGGGCGGTTCGCGCGCTACCGAATGCCAATTCCTCATGAAACCATTATATCACGATGCTTTTGTACTTTGTGTCACCTCTTTGTCATGTTTCGCCATTTTGTTTCTAATATATCCGTATGAATGTCCAGTAAACGCAGCTATTTCTTTCAAGCTGTATCCCTGTGCCCGTTTGGACAATATTACATTATCTAACCCTGTGAATTGATCCATGTATGATTCATATTGACGTTTAATCCCTTCCAATCTTTGGACTTCATCTACACACTCATTAAGTTTATCAGCAGCTACGTTATAAAGTTCTAGTCCCTTTACCAGATCTATATGACAATAGATGCTTGAAGGCATTTTACCTTCTTTCACAGCTTTATGAGCTGCTTCCCATTGCTTACGAAGTTCGAATTCTCTGAGCTTCATCATCTGCAATTCAGCGCACGTATCAGCGTATGATTCCTTCCAATTCATGTGTATCCCCCCTATAGATAACTTTTTATTCCTCTTCGATTACTTTCAAACTCCCAATGCCATACGGTATAGCTGTATTCATGCCATCAATAACCACGAATACCCATGGATCTACAATTCGTTTTACTGTGCCTTTATATCCCGACTTGTGGAGTACTCTATCGCCTATTTTCATGAGGAGAAAAGGTAGCCTAAGCTACCTCCCTCACTGTAAATACTGCGCTCTCCAGCCGTTTCACTGTGCTTTTAAGTGCTTCGAATTCTTCTCGGCTAACTTCCGATCCTGCCACTTCGCTACTAGCGTATGTCTGATCCAATCCACTGGTTGTGCTGTCGCTATCTTCACGAAAGGCTGGCACTGTTACTAGCTCGTCCTCCACACTGCTATGTTGTGCCATATCCTCATGATTACGTTCTTGTTCTTCGAGGTAGGCGGTACGAAAGGGTTCGGTATCTTCCTTGGACACCACCCGATATTTCCCTTTCATCGTTGTTGGCTCTTCAATATTTCCGTTCATGGCGTAGTAAGGGAACTCTATTTTTTCATCTGTTGCAGCTAATTTAGCCACATATGTGTCTCTACGAATATCATCTTTCCAACTGATATCATAAATAATCGGCTTGGCATCTTCTTCTTTTTTGCGTTGTTCCAACCATTTTTCGTGAGCGCTTCGCACATCAACTTCTTCAACTTTAATGGCTGCAGCTGCACCAAGCGCAATTTCATTACGAAGATCATCAACTTGGCTTTTAAGTCGTTCAACCTCTACCTTTTCTTCATCCAGTAATCGTGTAGCATTGGTAATTCGGCTGTTCAAATCCACGATCTCCAGCGTTTTATTACTTAATTCAATGTTCAGCTGTTCATTCGCAGCCTCTGATTGATTATATTTTTCTTGTAATGCCGAAATAGTTGATTCTAACGTTTTTTGATTCGCAAGCTCAGCCTGTTTCATCTTCGCTACAGCATTTTGTATAACTGCATTAACGTATTCATAGGATACAATTGCTTTCTCTTCGCTGTAGTTAATAAACAGGTCTTTGATATCATTTCCACCAAAGTCTAGACTTTCCATAAACTTCGCAGCTTCTGCCGTAACTACTTGTAACTCCTCCGCTTTACCCTGTTCTTCGATGGTAATATCTATAGCTTTGATGTCGTTTTCTAGTTGAGTAACCTTAGCCCCATCCTTTACGGCTCCGCGCTGATTTTCCGTGTTCAACTCATACTGTAACTGTTCCCTTTTAGCTACTAATTGCGATATTTCCACGAATACCCCTCTTTTCGTCCAAATGTTTTGATATTACCTATATTATACTATATTTACTACCATTATTGTACTATTATCTCTTGATTTCTTCGTTTTTCTTCAACTTTATTTCACGCTGATATTCTCTTCACAAGTCTCCTTTCCACGAATTTATACTTATCTACTTTAAAGCCAATAGGAGGCTCATACAGCGACTTTAAGTTGCGGTGATGTATTTGCTTGTCCAACGTTATAAGAGTGCCTACACGGGCTCCATATTCGCTCACGAGTTCATAAGACTCACCTATGTTGATCCATGCCGCCATCATGCGCTTATCTCTCGTATCTGCAAGTCTGGGTAAGCGTACATGAATAACTTTTTCTTAAGTGAGTAAACGGGAGTCTTCATCCCCTTGACATCCTCAATCTCTTGATGACCATCTGCATATGTTACCAAGAAATCAGCCTTGTACGTTATAGCTTGTACGCGCTTGCCTGTGGCCTTGTGTTTGAATCCTGGCATTAATACATATGATGGCTGTAACTCGACCTCTATGACCTCACCAGCGCGTTTCAGGAGCATTAATTCACGGTACCGCTTACTCTCAGCTATCGAATGAAAGTTAATCCCGTCAACTTGCGTCTTTTTCGCCCCGTACTTGCTTCGCATTCTTCTTCACCCCTTTCTTGCCTGACATGTAGTGGTTCTTATTCCGCGGCGTTGGATTGAGCGGTCCGTACTTCTCCCAATCCTCTGCTGTCATTTTCCACGTAGTGACTTCACTGTGTACTGTCTGCCGATTAGGTGGCGGAAAGCTGGATGCTACTGGCATAGGGGATATGCGACGATGACGTTTGATTCCACTACTACTCATGATTGATTACCTCGCTTTCAGATTGTATTAGTGTCTTGTTCCTCTCTTTATGGGGAGCAGAAGTCATTCATCGGCCCCCGTAAACTGGGTAATTCGGTCGAATCGGAGCCCTTCGGCCTAGGAATCACCGTACTGTTGCTTTTGATACAGCGCGAATTTCCGTTCTCTTTCTTTAAATGCTTCATAATCGCACCATGTGTACCTGACACCTTGCAATATGTGGTTATTGCACCCACACTCACAAATCTGGTGAATAGCACCTTTTGCCTTGCGAAAGTCCTTTTTGAATAACTTCGGCATCATCACTCCACATCTGGCACACTCGAAAGTCATGCCCCGATTAGTGATGACAGCCTTTCTACCCTTTGACGGAGGAGCTAAGCATTCCTCGAAAGTAATCGGTACCGCGCTCATATCCTCTTCTCCCCCTTATACCTAAATGTGTGGGGTCTCAGCCCCCTAAATCTATTCTGCTGTCAGCACTTTTGATATTTCGATAATTGCTTGTTTTGACAATATCTCTACATGTGAATTATCTTCTTCATCGCGTTTATTTGGGATCACATGAAAGACATCATCACCCTGACCCACCATAAATAAATGATCCTCTCCAAAGCGATCTGTCCATTTGATTGGTAACATGTGTCTCAGCCCCCTTATAAGTTCAGTACAGCCAAACTATTGATCTGTTCGATCTCCAATATTCACTTCAAATGTGCCAATCAGTCCTTCACAATAGCAACAGTTAAGCTGGAACTTCCTCAGATGTTTCGGGGAACTATGGACTGCTGCTGGAGGCGTTACTGTCATCTTCGCCCCGCATTCGCATATCACATTAATCGAGACTTGCATCCGATTCGCCCTCCTTGGGTGCTGGGGTATCTGGGTAAAGGGTGGATAACATTGCAGATAAGTACGTGATAGGTTCTGTATGATCTACAACTTTTTGTGCAGCCAATATCAGCCGTTGTTCGCGGGCCTCTGCTGCCTTTGCCACACCGTAGTTGTGCATTGCAAGCATTCTCCACTCGTCATGCGATTGTTTTAACTGTTCGTACGCCATGGGTGTTTGTGTCATTGGGCTTCCTCCCCGATCCTGATCAAATCACCTTTAAACATTTCTGACTCTTTTCTGCATTCTGGATTAGGGCAAATGTGAAATGAATTGTTTTCCCTTTGTTGAATCTCGCAAATTTCATCTGAGTATGTTCCGTACTTTTTCATTGTCTCGGCATTCCAAAGTTTTGAGTAAGATTTAATCCTGCAGTGCGGACATGTATATTTCAGTTTCACGTTATATCCTCCTTGTGGGAGAGGAGGGCTATTAACCCTCTCTGTCCCTGTATCTTCGTACTGCGCATTATGAATGTGTAACAACTACCTTCCATTTAAGCGGTTTAGAATATCTTCGCTTCCGAAACTTTCCTTGCTCAACCTCATATTCAAGCTGTCTTTGGTAGATGTCTCCGTTATCCTCAAAGTACTTTGTATCTTTAAAAACAGTAACAATTCCGATGAAGGAAGGCTCTTTTAATACAAACTCGGTCATGAATTTTTCAATCTTTTCTTCAATAGGAACTTTATGAATGAAAGCCATTTTCCCACTAAGAACGGTATATTTAAGTTCCAAAGCTTATGCTCCTTCCTGTGCAGTATGCGTCTACTTCGTCATAACCTTTGGGAGAGGAGGGATACTCCTACTCCCTTAATGATCTGAATGATCTCTTACGGCTCGCGCCTATTCGGTCGTTACGGTGGCCTGACGGCCTATGAGATTCGCTATTTCCTCGATTATATTAAAGTCACTACTAATCGCCTTTACTTCAATGATCCTGCTTCCTCTTTCTGTTTTGGCCCACTCGATAAACCTCTTTAAGTCTGGTTCCTTTATTTCGCTTATATCCTCGTCTTTCCAATGATACGAAGGCTTTTTAACTGGTTTCATCCCGATCAACCACCACGAAGGACCAAATCTTCGTTCAATTCGGAAATAATAGTAATCATCCGGTTTGATCTCTTTTCGAATCCATTCATACCAATCCATACATGGTCTCGCATATTCATAAGAGAACGACACTTTATCCATTCCCTTTCGCCCCCTGTAGCGTGATATATGCCGCCTCTGCCCTCTCTCGGGGGCTGGCGGTGAGCATGGCACTTGTTCCATCAATGTTGTATCCTACAACCTCCATGCTCCCACCTAACCCGAATTGTATGTCTTCACCGGGGCTAACTAGGCTTAGCAGAGCATTTAAGTAAATGAGTTTATTGTCTGCTATAGCCTTTGCCTGTACCTCTAGGCTGGCAGCAGGGTCATTGCAGTAGTCCAGAGTTTCTGCCCATGCTTCTTCTTCTGTTTCAAGCCCTGTTTCAACTGGAATGCCCTCACAGTTAACAAGCATGTAATAGTCAAAGCTCCAATTAGATCCATCAGGGTCAGGCGGCATCCTATATTTCACTACGCTATACCCCACTAACTCAGCCAGCGCCTGGTTAAGCTGCTGGTCTGTCTTATCCTTTACCTGTGTCATGACTGTGCCTCCCCTTTTCCGAGCAGTTTATCCCAGCACTTATGACATAATGGTGGTTCAATAGGCTTTCCCATGCATCCGCATTCGCGACCATCGCAACAATATTCCGGTTCATATTCGATTGGTGTACCACAGTCCATACATTCCCACTGAGTATTCATGACTTGTCACTCCCTTCCGCTGCTGGTAGCAATGCGTCTTGTAACAATCTATAAGCTGGGTGCTTGTGATTCATCATGTCAGACGCTCTATCCATTGCCTCCTGTTGTCGGGCTATGGTCTGCTGTGCCTCTACTAACTGCCTTTTGATCTTTACAGCCTCGTCATTCCAGTAGATTGCTTGTTGTTTGGCATACTCTTGCTCCTGTTGTGACTCTTCTAGAACAGCCAGCAACCAGCACAACTCCTCTGAGCTAATAGGCGCGTCCGATGATGGCGGTAATGCCGTTAATTTCTTTTTGATCACTTTTATCCGTTCTGGTGTCATTCAGCTCTCTCCTTCGTTGTTAGAGGATGTATATTTCTCCATAGCTTCCTTCGCCAACCGCTGACACTCGAATTCTCCAAAGGTTACGCTTATCCGTTCAAAGTATCTGTGCTGACCTTGTAGGGCTTTGTCCTTTTCTTCTAGGAGAGAAAGTAGGTAGGTAATGTATTCAGGTGCTTTTGCTATCAAATCTGCCGCCGTTTCATCCCAACAATAAATCTCAGGTTGACCATACTTATTTTTCTGAACTTCAAGGATGGTGTCTGATGATTTTTCATCAATCGGGCTGATTAAATCACCCACTGCAAATTCATTGTCTCCCCATTCTCCATTTCCTTTTGTTCGTTTTTGAGAAGTCCATCTCCAAGGATGCTTCCAATCACTTTTTCCCAACGTTTCCATCACTTGTTTGATCTCTGTTAGTTTACTCATAGGAACCCCCTATACCTGTTTCGGCTGCCGCTACGCTGGGTGATTCGGTCGGGTCGATGTATTCAAAATCTTCTAGTCCATTAAAGATCAAATCTACAGTCCCAATTCCACAAGCAGGACAAACCAGTGCCGGATGTGACCCGCAATCTTCGCACCCCGTTTCTCCGTCTGTCCAATCATCAAACTCCGTTATTTCTTCACAATCAGGACATTTAATCTTCATTCCCTTCACCCTCCTCATTTAATTTCTTACAACGCCGTCTTCCCACACCGCTTACACCGTTTGTGCCATCTCCGCATGTTGTAGTCGTACTTGTGGCCGAATAGTCTACATAGGATTCTCATGGGTTACGCTCCTTTCGTTAAGCTTGTTCGTCTTTAAGCTCCCTTACGTAACCACTTTGCCGCCTTATATTCTTCTATGCCCTCCAGTATTTCTTCACGATCTGCATTGGGGAACCTCATTTTCAAAGATTTAGCACTTGGAATCATCTTGTCACTGTAGCCACATCTCTTCAGGTATTCGTAAATCTCCCATTTGTTCATGCCGTTTCCCTCCTATCCATTTCTAAAAAGTTACTTAGATTGCGCTCATAAACCATCTCATGTACGCCTGTCCAACCTTTGCGATTCTTGTCTACAATCACTTCCATCACGCTATATGTGGTGTTGTTCTCGACTGTCTTTTCAAAGTAATCATCCCTGTGGAGCAAGATAATTAGGTCTGCTGCGAACTCAATATCTCCTGATTCTTTCAAATCTGCCATCGTAGGACGCTTTTCTCCCCGTTTTAATGAGCTGATGCATATCACTGGGCAATCATTATCTCTAGCTGCTTGTTTCAACCTTCTGGTGATGTATGTGACTTCTTCGCGCCTAGACTGAAACTTTCGTTCCGTTTGTATTTCTTGCAGATAGTCGATAATTACAACGATATCTTTGTGCAATTTCTTCAGCGCCTTAATCTCTCTCACGATGTTTTCAACCGTTTGGTGTGATTTATCGTTAATCAAGATATTGTTCTGCCGCAAGAAGATACTGCCATGCGTGTACCTACTCCATTCCTCTGTGGTCAGATACCCGTTTTCTAGGTTCCTACCTTCGATTCGAGAGTGTCCTGAGATAATCCGGTCCAAGATGTCATGTTTTTTCATTTCGATGCTTATAAACTCCACGGCATCCACTTTAATAGAACCTCCGGCCATTCTTGCTATGTTCACCGCAAAGGCTGTCTTTCCGACTGAAGGCCGCGCACCTATGATGATCAAGTCTTGCTTCTTTGCACCGCCAACTTTTCTGTCGAACTGATCGGATATGATCGGATAACCTGGGACATGACCATTCTTCTGCCGTGCAAATATGGTTTCGTCATAATCCTCAAGCATCTTGCTGACTGACTCTGTGGTGTTTTCCTTGATAATCTTTGACTCAAGCTTTTCTATGGCCTCTTGGAGGTGCGCTGTGTATTCTTTCGGATCACTGAACTTTAGTGACTCTAAATTAATGTCTGAGTAAATCTGTTCAGCGTCTCTCAGGAACTCATTTTCTCTGACAATCGTTTCGTGCGATAAAAAGTAATCAGGTGATCCAGCGTGGTTTACCAAGTCCAAGAAGACGCTTGTACCACCTATAAAGCTGATTTGTTCGTTACTCAGGCAATGCACAATGTTAATTGTGTCTATGGGCTTCTGCTGCTCTCTCAGATGTAGCATGGTTTTAAATATGAGCTTTAGATCATCTAAACAAAATGAGTCTTCCGTTAGGATCGTATCTTCTAGAAGTTCAGGTTTTAACAGTATGGCTCCCAGCACCGCAGCTTCGGCATTTCGATCCACGTGAGTCTTACTCATCGCCTTTACCTAATGCCATCTCAGCGATTATTTGATCTTCATACTCACTTTTCGTGATGCCTAACGTTTTCCACGGTGGCGGAACTGCCAGCCTCATTCGATCCTCGTTTTCCTTTTCTTGCTGGATAGCCAGTTGCTTGCGTCGTTTGAATATGACTTCTTCGTTCGGCTTAACAATTTCATGGATGGTTGGTTGGAATTTACTCTGTTTGATATGGTCTCTCAGGTTATGCGCTGCCGTTTCTGCATCTGTTTCCATCAGAAACTGTGTCCATAGGTTCTTTGTGTCATTGTCTAGGTTGAAATTGGGGTAAGCTGTTTTGATTTGGAGTAATATCAATAATGCTTCTTGCTTTTCCAATGTCTTCAAGCGTCATTCCTCCTACAATTTCTCGTTTAAGCTCTTCTCGTTGTTGAGCGTCTTTATCTGCTTTACTTTGATACTGGGTCGGAAACATGCTTACGGTCTTATTTTTCATTTGCGCGGTGAGCGTGTCCCATTTCTCTCTGAGTTTAGAAGCAGATAAAATGTTTGATTGCCAAAATGAATCCTTTGTAGCCCACTCAATCACTCTTCCAATCTCTGCTGGCTCTCTGTTGTCTATATCTATTAACTTCCTCATGTCATTTGCCCATGTTTGGAGGTTAGGTTGTTTTAAGTCCGGCTTATGTTTCAAAATGTTTGTATAAAGATAATTAGCTGTCCGAAACGGAAGACTGTCTTCGTCATAAACTTGTTTAGGACTATTACTCTTTACCTTTTTATCATTCTTATCATTCTTGTTTGTGACCACTTGTTGACCATCTGTTGACCAGTTGTTGACCACTTGTTGACCATTTTGTTGACCATCAGTTTGATATTCTAGCCATTTAACCACTGCTACTACTGAGAATTTGTTGTTCGATTTGATGACCACAAATTCGTGTTTTTCTAAATTTTCTAGCCATCTCCATATCGTAGTTGGAGGTTTTTGTTCTTTCTTCTTTAACCCACGATTGTACATTTCAGCGAGGTCAAAACGGCCTGTGACAAACTCACCTGGAAACAACTTCACGATCTGCTTTCCTATCATTTGATCACGTTCTTTATGTGTAGCTTCAGTGAGACAAATCATCCATAACCGGAATAAATTCATGTCATTGAATACTGGGTTCTCTCTGATCTTCCGGTGAAGCTTTATCCACCCGTCCATATGATCACCGCCTAAACAGCTTTCGAATTTTTAGCCGCGCGGATCTCATACCAACGGTTCTGACAGGATTTAGCGGTGCGTTGTAGCTGGTCTGACGCTTCGCAGAACAGTTCAAGCACCTTCTTACGGTCACGCATACCATCAAGCATGATTGTGGTCAAACGCGCGTCCTCCGCGCTCGTCCATTCGTGATAGTAAAACCTTGTTTTGGTGTCCATGTTGTCCATCCTTTCTCGTTCGCCATCTGATAATCTTACTTTATCCTACTTTATCCTACTTCGCAAGATAAATGTTTGAAATATCGGATAAAATGCTATAATTTTTTTGAGGTGTATTTATATGGTGAGACAAACCAATAAAGAAAAGTTATCAATCACGTTAGATGTTGAGGTATTTGAGTTTGTAAGTTCAGAAGCTGTGAAGGATGATCGTTCTGTAAGCTCGATGATTAACGTCATCCTCCGCAACTATATGAATGAGAAGAAAAAGGACTAAGCGCTCAACTTCTCAGCTTCATCAATCTTCCTTTGGTGAACATCGATCATGTGCTTATTCCACTCGATCCCACCCACATCACCGTATCTCTCTGCCTCTGCTAAGGCTGTGGTATATACGGTGATGAACTCCTTCCACATTGCAATCTCTTCTTTCATGCGCTCACTTTCCTCTCTCTGTATGCCTTGAATCCATAGCTCCGATCTAGCAGCCGCTTATCAATCTGCACTCTTGGAGTTTCAAGAGATTTCATGTGAATCAGCATCTTGATAGCGAGTGAAGGTGATACATTGCCGTTCTCCGATATCTCACGTCGAGCCAACTTTTCATAATCTGCACTGGTCATGCGCTCATCCCCTTCTTTTTGCGTTTATCCTTCACGATCTGATCCAGATCATCGGCAATCTTTTGTAGCTCCTTTCCTGTAGGACACTCGTTTTTGCAGATGCTTTGCAACCGGTTATAGGATGGGTGCGCCCATCGCTTGTCCAGTTTCAATGAGCACGTTTTGCAGACTTCTAGGTGCTTGTCCATTTGTTGGATAACTGTGTCACGGTTCATGGATGCTACCTACTACATTGAAACTCAACTCGCCTTTTTTCTCATAGTCAAAAAGTTCATTCAGCGACCAATCATTACAACCCCACATGTAATATCTAAAATCAATAACATCGGTTACTACATCATTTCTGTATTCAAAATTAAGAGTTATTTCTAGTTTGTCCCCTTCGTACATTTCCTTTAGTCCGGTGTATTGCCCAACTGTCTCAGGTCGTACTTGGTAAGCAAACGGGAGTCCTGCCTCATTGGAAATGTAATGTCCCTTTTTCAGGTGCCGCACATCCTCTGGTAAGATAGCTAGATTACCGATGTGCCAATTACCTTCAACGTCCATTCCACGAAACTTAATCTCTCTACTCATTTATGCTTTCTCCTTATAACTCCACGCGCGCGTGGGTGGCTTTGTAAACTCCGATAACTACTACCCTCTGTTAGAAGGGTAGCTCGCCTTGATTAGGATCAACCGTGGTCTCTGTCGTTTCCTCAGTAACATCTTTCCAATCTGTCACGTCCACAATTTCGCTCATATTTTCTGCTGAAGAATCGAAGTATTTTGTTGTTTCATCCTGATCTACAGCACGTTGGAATTCAACACTAATCGGCATATATTTCATTAGAGATTTAAGAACTGTCTTCTTAGCCATCTCGTCAAAGTGGTCTACCCATGGCCCGAAGTTCTTAGCCTTACTGAATTTATCCCGGTGGATCACGATGTCCTGTCTGCTCATGACCATGAAGGAGTAACCGCCATCCTTGAACTTGGCATAAGAGTAATACTTCACTACGGCTCCACGATCACCATCTGCAGGAACGTGTTTCAACTTCTCATTAATTCCGTACTCATATTCAAATTCATCATTCTGGTGAACAGCCTGTGCCATGATGCTGCTGATCTGTCCGGTACGGCGTGCTAATTCGATCAGACCTTTATATCCAATCTGAAACTGGCATTCGTCTACGCCTTTGTTCTTATATGGAATGAGGTATGCGTGACCCAAGATAGAAGGTTCAAGCCCTAGCTGAGCACACTGCATAACGGCTCCTAGAAGGCTCTCAGGTGAGCAGACCTTTAGTTTAGGGTTAGTACGAATACTTGTTGTAGCGATTCGAAGGAGACGATCAGGAGTTAAGTGTTTAGGGATAGCCTGTGCAATAGCTGGCTTCATTTGTTCGAATAGGTCATTGATGGTTTTCCCTTTGGTTGGAGCTCCTGTAGCTATTTGTCCTAACGTTCCTGCTAATCCACTTTGATTCGTTGGTGCTTTTACCATATTCATTGTTAATTTCCTCCTAATATTTTGAATACGCGACTACCGCGTGCGTTTGTTTTCCAAGAACAAAGTTTTTCATCTTTCCATATGGCTAGCTCATTTTCACCCATCAACTGCTTAACTTTGTTTTTCACGTCCTCATGGTCTTCCTCTGCCTGTTTTAAGGCTGTCTTCGTAACAAGTAGTCTGTTTACAAGGTCATAGTAGACTTCGCTTATATTGACACTTGTAGAGGCGCTACGAGGGAACATATAATTCATCAAGTTAGTGTCCTGTGCTTTAACTTCTGGTAGCGCTCTCGCTATCACATGATCGTTCCAAAAGTTTTCTTCGATTGTGATCAGGCTGTTAATCAGGTTTTCATCACGTTCAATCACTCGCCACTGAAAGTCCCATCCTCCGATTAGTACAGCTACATACCACTTGTCCGCGCCAGTAACAGCCATATAGTGATTAGCCTGTAATTGATATTCTGTCGGAATAACTTCTGTATTACCGTCGAACCAGTGATTTCGCGAATATTCTCCAGTGTTTTTTATTTCAAGCCCGGCATTCTCTCCTGGAACCCAACGGTCAATGTTTGCAAGCATGCAAGGATGGTCTTTGTGTTGAAAGATGTAATTCTGTTTTTGAACACGTATCCCGGTTTCTTCTTCGAACCAATCAGCTACAACTGGTTCAAGGATGCGTCCAGCCTTCATTTTTGGATTGTCTGCGATAGGTGGAATCTCTCCGATTTTGTCTAAGTAGACTTCCAAAGCTGATTTATAACGGCTTAGACCACAGATAGCAGCTACGTCTGAACCGCCAATACCACTACGCCGCCACTCTAACCACTCATCATGCTCCATGTCCTTTGTGCCTACTAAACGAATCGCTTGCATCTGTCATTCCTCCCTAATTCGTGCTAAAATGGACGTACATTTAATTTTCGAATAGCTTTTCCCGGGCAGCCATTGCAGTGGCTGCTTCTATGCGTCTTTTGGCATAAATGTAATTAAGTGCGTACACACAATACAAAGGACCAGTCAACTTACCTCTCTCCTTCGCCATCTTCGCCAGGATTATGAACGTCCATGGGTCTGTCGGTTCTATCGGTTCTGCCATCCTCCTTTCCTCCCTTCCCGTAATGTTCAATAATGTCCAGTACCGTTTTAAGCAGATTCTTTCAGCTCTCTTTCTAACTCCAATGTCCATTGGTAGATCAATTCCTCTTGCGCTTCTTTTGCGGCTATTTCAGCCTCATATTCACTCAGTTCCATGATGAATGTGGCAACTAATCCCTTATCCTGCAGATCACGTAGTAAGTTTTCGTAGTTAACTGCTGCTCGTTGGAAATGTCGGCCGCATTTGGTATCAACCATGAATTGCATCAACTCTGGGTAACGTGGGTCTGTGTTAGCTTGCATCGTCAAACCCTCCGATCGGTCTCACGAATGGTTTGATCGTGCTGGTCATAGCTTCGTTCTTGTGACGTGTACAATGTGGCTGTAAGGTGTCGTATACCTCCCACTCTGCTTCGGCGCCGCATCCGCAAGTTGGTGTGAAGATGCGTGTTTGCTTGGGCTTGTCCGGTCGTTTAAATGGAATTACTGTCAGCCTGCGGTTTGTGATATCATCGAGTTTTTTAGCCAACTTTCTTCTCCTCCTTTAACTTCGCCTGTTCTACTTCATTACTCATTCGCAGTATCAATTCTGGGGATAAGTTGTTAACATTTAGTTTTACTCTCTGAAATTGCTCGATATTTTTCTTTTCCATGTTGTCCTCCTTATGAAATGGAACGTACTCCAGTTTCAATGTAGTTGATGCGGCGTTGAGCTACTTTATCCTGCTGCTGACGCTGAGATTGGATCCAGCCGATGAAATCCGTCTTAACAACTCTGCGAGATTTTCCAACTTTGAAATTCGGTATTCCACCACGATCTGGCGGTAGTTTAAACAGTTCATACACCGTGTTTCGTGCTAAGGTAAGGTAGTCTGCAATATGCTGGGCTGTTAATACTTGTGGTAGATCCTCAATATTTGTTGATTTCATAATGTGCCTCCTGTGTAAGTTATTTTGCAGGAAATAGGTTGTGAAAAATTGAATTGTATATATGGATTGAAATTAAGCTGATTGTTTATTACACGTTATGTGTAACTTTTCTTCAAAAAAACTCGTGTTTTCTTCATTTAACTCTTTTACATCTACACATAAGGCATCAGCAATTATCACTGCGTATTCATAACTTAATCTATTAGTTCCATATTCAATATTGCTGTATCCACTTGAGTATTTGAAACCCAGTTTTTTTGCAAGGAACGTTTGGCTTATTCCACGATCTACTCTTAACTGTCTAAGTTTGTGTCTCATTTCATCACCACCTTACTCGTTTCGTGTAACTCATAACTAAATAATACATACTCATAACGTGTAAGTCAAGACACTTATAGTGTAATTAATTATTATTTTTGTGTAATGGTGATAATATATAGAATTGGGAGGTGCGTAATGTCTATTTTAGGGGATCGCCTAAGAGAAGAACGCGAAAAAAGAGGATGGTCTCAAGTATTTGTGGCCAAGAAACTCGGATTGAAGAGAAGCAGCACATATGCAAATTGGGAGTATGGAACGAGAGAACCTGATTTGGAAATGCTGAATAAAATTTCTGAGTTATATGAAATTTACATCGATGATTTAACGAAGTCTAGTAATAAGAAAAAATCAAAACAAGATGAAATACATGAGTCAAAGTTGAAAATAGCGGAAGAAATACTAAAACTACCTGAAGATAAAAGAAAGATTATTGAAGATCTATTGAAGACATTTAAAAATGATTAGACAGCTGGGCGCCCAGCATAACTATTAATTTTCGATTAGTTCTAAATGATTAGTTATTGCTTCTTTTAAAGCGTGCATACAGGCTGACTTAGCTACCTCGATAAGTGATGTGAGCTCTTTCTTGCTCGCCTCAAGTATCATTTTGTTAATATCATCGTCAGACATAGCATGGCTCCGTTCTCTTGATGTTTTAGTAAGTCAATAATAAGCGAACAAACGTTCTTAATCAAGGTAAATAATTGTAAGAATTGCGAGGCGCGATCATGGGTTACTATCCAGGTCGATGCCTACTCGCGCGAAGGCTCAGAGAAATCGGTAAATCACAGCAATGGTTAAGTGATGTGACTGGTATAAGTAAGTCGCAAATCTCGGATTATGTAACCAATCGAAGAATCATGTCATTGTCTACAGCAATGACAATTTCCAAAGCCGTGAAATGTTCGATGGATGATCTCTATGAAATTGTACGTGAGTAGGCTTGAGTGGCGTAAGCTGCTCCGACCCGTGAAAAAGTACAACAAGTCGCGTACTTCTCATCATACCTCCTTCCTTTATGAGCAAATTTTACCATGGATATATTAGTAATTAATAGCGGTAAAAAATTGAATAAAAATGCTTGAAATTGATTTTATACATAAGTTTTACATAATACAGTAGATTACACTCATAAATAGAACACCATTAATCAAGTATGGTCTTTTTGTTACCCCTCCCCTACAATACAGACATAGAGAGAGTGAAGGAGTGATCCTAGTGAAAGGTCATTTTTATAAGCCACATTGTAAGTGTCCTGGTAAACAAAAGAAAAAATGTGGGTGCGGCGCGAAGTGGTCTTTTATTATTGATGTAGGTATACATCCTCAAACGGGAAAGCGTAAGCAAAAGAAAAAAGGTGGATTTGATACGAAGGGTGATGCTGAAGCAGCTGCAGCCATTATGCTGGTAGAACTTCAACAAGGAACGTTCGTAGAAGAACCAAACACTTCGTTTATGGAATTTGCGGATAACTGGTACAATTACTATCAATCCACTGGGAAAGTAAAGCCAGGAACAATTAGAATGCGCAAATATGCAATTAAAAATTTGCTTCCCTATCTCCAATATCTGAAGATGAAAGATATAAACTTATCCACTTATCAAAATGCGCTGAACGAATTGCATGCAGAAGGGTTAGCCAACAAGACTTTGGTAGGAATACAAAACACAGGTAAACTAATATTTAAATGGGCCATGGAAAAATCAGTGATTAAGACTGATCCTACGCTATATTCCTATATCCCCAAGACAAGGGAAACAGTTGAAGATTTAGAGCGTAAGAAAGAAACAATAAATTATCTAGAAAAAGAAGAACTTGCGTTATTTTTAGATGCTGCCAAAACAAAAGGACTTGAAAGAGATTATGTTATCTTCATGATGCTGGCATACACAGGTATGCGAGTGGGTGAACTGTGTGCATTGAAGTGGAAAGACATTGATTTCGAGGAACATCGGATAAGCATAACCAAGACTATTTATAGTGATAACAAGCATGTTAAGGAATATGAATTGCTCACACCTAAAACGAAAAGGTCCAATCGGATCATTGAAATTGATGAGGATCTGATAAAAGTATTAGAAGAACATCGAGCTCGACAAAACGAGGTAAGAATGAGGCATCGCAATACTTATCATGATAAAGACTTTGTTATTGCCAAAATGATCTCAAATTACGGTTACCCTGAATATGTAGGTCAAGTTGAATACAGAACGAAGAGGTTATTGAAAATAACTAACCTGAATCCAAGTATAACTCCTCACAAATTCAGACACACGCATGTATCGCTTTTGGCTGAACTTGGGATTGGTTTACAAGAGATCATGGACAGGCTCGGACACGAGGACGATGCTACTACAAAAAATGTATATTGGCATGTGACGAAACCGAAGAAAAAAGAAGCATCAACTAAGTTTGCTGAGATGCTCAGAGAACTATAA